TATTATCTAAATAACCAACTAATGTCTTCTTTACCATCTGGTGTATTTATATGGTAAGGGTTATCAGTCCCACTTGAAAAGTAACCACCTTGATAAGGTGTTCTGTTTACTTTCATATTATTTAGAGCTTGTTTTGTTACATCAATTCCTCTTTGTTTGTATTTTAAAGCTGTATCTCTTACATACATTGCAATACCCATTGACATAACTAAATCATCGTTATAACCAGATTGGGCTTCAGCTTTACCATTTCTCCAAACAAAAACTTTCATTTCTTCTATCAATCTTTTAGATTGAATTGTTACTCCTTGGTCAGCAATATATTCTTGAAGTTTACCTATAACCATAGGTCTAGTTCTAGAAGACATTGTAAACCCAGCTACCATTTTAGAGGTATCCATGTACCTATCAAAGTAACTATCTACATTTGATTCAGTTCTGGGAGAATAATACAAATTAGTATAATGTCTATCTATAGCCACTTGTATAGTAGCCCAACCAATATTTGCATTCTCTATCACAAGTAAAGCCTCATTATATTCAGTGGCTATACCTACTAATAAATGGCCAAATTCTTTAGTTCCAATTTGACCTTTATATTCCCCTACTTGAACGTTGTTTTCTATATCCAATATATGAAAAGTAGAGTAGTCCCGCCCGTCTCCTCGAGCAACATCTGCAACAACCATGTAATCTCTAGTATAATCAGGAGATTCCCATATCCAAAGGTTTTGATCTGCTCCTCTTCTTTCTAAAGGGTCTTTAATAAAAGATTTTTCAAAGTATTCTAAATATTCATTATAAAATACAACATCACCAGAGGTGCTGAAATCACAATCACATTCTTGTGCTGCTAATCTAGGATCACCTAGTAATTCATCTTGTCTGTCTCTCCAAGCTTGATTTCGTTCTGGGTGGACATACCAAGGAAGTTTAATTGGTAAAAAGTCATTTTCACCCGCTTCTGCTTTAACCCATGTTTGGTGAAACCAGTTACCAGTACCATAAGGAGTAGATAATACGATTGCACCCCCTCCAGTTGCTAATGTTTGTTGTGCAGAGGCCCATGTCTCAGCAATATTATCAATGAATGCTGCCTCATCGACTATTAGAAGGGATACTGCTTCTGATCGCGCGGAATCAGAATTTGAAGATTTTGCTTGTATTTTAGACCCATTTTCTAACCTCAAAGATAATTTGTTATTTTCGACCGAACCTACTTGAAGCCAAGAAGGTAAATTTTCCCACATAAATTGTACTTTTGTAACTAGGTTACGTGCGGTTGCTTGTGTGGTTGCTAAAGCTAGGATGTTTTTATCTTTATGGAAAACCATTAACCATAAAGAATAACCTGCTGTTAGAGTCGATATACCTAACTGTCTAGATTTTAAAATAGTAGTGTAATCGTGTTCTTTAAAAAGATTTAAAACTTTTTCTTGAAATGGGTATAAGTTAAACTGAATTCTGCCCCTTTGGGGATGTTGGATATAACAGTATTTTTTCATAAAATGTACTGGGTCTTGAGCACATTTTAAGTATTCTTGTCTTATTATCTTTTTTAAATCAGACATATTATCTACCTAAAATTAAAACTGTAGCAATAACCGTAACAATTCCTATCCCTGAAAATAATTTAGTTTTTAATTTTTCGGTCTGTAGATCAAGTTGAAGCCTTGTTATTAATTCTTGAGATAAAGTTAATTGATCATCTTTAGTCCCTACAAGGTAAAGACAATTATCAACTTTAGAGTTTAAAGTAAAAATAATACTGTCTTTTAAAACTATTTTTTGCTCTAAAAGTGATACTTTTTCTTGGGTAAAGATTAATTCTTCTTTAGCACCGTCTCCCGTAATAAGGTCCTTAATAACTAAGCGTGCTATTGGCTTCTCTAATTGAATCGAGGTAGTGTCTGTAACGGTTTGTGAAAAACTGCTCCAACTCATCATCAGTAAAAGAATCAACTTGGTTAACTTTATCTTTAATTTCATCTTTTAAATCACTTATTTCAGCATCTTTGCCACTAATTACGGTATCTAAAGCAGCAATTTGCTTATTTAATGTATCAATTTTGAAAGTCAACTCTTCATTCTTAGAATGTAACGAGTCGACTTTCCTTTCTAAAGCTTTTATTTTATTATTATATTCTTCTACATAGTCCTCTTTTGGAGAAAATAATAGCCAAGCTATTATTCCAATTAAAACTAAAATTTTTAAAATGTAAAAAAACCTTTCTTTTGAAGCCATTACTTAACTTTTTTAACCTTTGCTTCAATACTCTTTTTAGCCTTAGCCCATTCGCTATCGTATTTTTCTCTATCTAATACTTTATTAGAGGAATCAACTATATTTTTAGATTTCATATCTTTAAGGAAATCTTTAACCATTTTAGTTTTTTCTTGTTGCTTAAGTTGGGAAAGTTTATCTTTACCCATATCGCCGCCTGATTTGGCTAGCTTTCTTAATTCAGCAGCAGATGGTCCTTCATCCTCATCTCCTTTTTTAGTATAATATTTTCTCCCACCTAATTTAGAAGTACTTAAAGAAGTGTCTTTTTTCTTAGTAGATTTAGGACGACCTTTTCCACCACCAGAAGATTTTTCCACTTTTGGTTTGTTAGGATCTGATTTTCTTCCGCGTTGACCTACTTCTCTATCCCCTTTAGTTAATTGAATGAATTTGCCTAATTGGTTATCATAAAGTTTTTCATCACCTAATGCTTTTTTAACATCAGCATCAGCTTTAATTGCCTTTTTTAAAGGCAACATATCTAAATCTTTATTAGCATTTATTACTTTTTCAATAGATGATTTTAGATCGCCAGCAATTTTAGCCATTTCTGTAATATCATCTTCAGCTACACTAACAGGTTTACCTGATTTTTTAGCAGCATCAATAGCAGCTTTTACTGTATTAGGGTCTTTTTTCTCATCTTTAGCAATGGCTGAAGCCTCATCAGGAGTAGTCATTTTATCTACCATAGTGAGCTCATTAATGATCATCTCACGGATTGCCTTTTGTAATTCAGATTTTTTCATTATATAAGAATATAAATTAGGTTTTGTTATAAATATTACGAAAAAATCGTTTCTTTCATTTGTTTAATACGTTCTTCAGTACTACCCGATATAATATGAAAATTTTTTATTTTATGGCGGTATCTACTGGTAATATGATTAATTGTAAAGTCAATTAAATCTCTATATTCTGCATCTGTTTCTCTAATACCATTATCCTCAATTTCTACTCCTTTAGGCGAAACATAAAAAATGTAATCATATTCAGAAATTAAATGACTAGCATAATCTGAAAATGCTTCTTTATCTATATAGTCAATAGATTTAGATGCTTGAGCAAAAGCCATAACATCAATTACAGTTCTATCTGTAATAATGTTTTCTTGCATTAACTCTCCTGCTCGTTCAGCTAAAAATACTGTTTGACCCAATAAAGTTGAATCAGTATTTAATGGAATACCCATTTCCATTAATTCTTTAGAACGTTCTGTTCTAAAATTATAACCTTTAAATTCAGGTAAATCTTGTAAAGCATTTACAAGTGTTGTTTTACCTACAGACATTGTTCCACACAAACCTATTTTCATATCTTAGTTTCTATAGTTATCTAACTTAGATTTCATTGATTGATTTTTATAATAAGGTAAACCTTCTCTTTGTGAACGTTTTTCTTTCCATTCATCCTTAGTTAAAGGCATACCATATAGATAGTACTTTCCTAGTCTTGCATTTCCCTCAGGAATTAATGCTGGACCATCCCAATTATGTAGTTTATTATCCCATGTATAAGCAATAGTTCCATCTGGTTTTGATAATTTTCTTGATTTGGGAAAAGGTTTCTTTTGTTCCATGTTCTAATGTTTTGTTTTAATATAATAAAAATCTAGCAGCTCTCCAAAATTTTCTCAGCTACTAGTGTACCTTGTGCACCACTCACCGTTATTCCTCTAGCTGAGAGGGCATCACCAACAAAATGAACGTTAGGGTATGTGGTGAGAGCTAAATTAGAATAATCGACGAGTGGCTCAGGTGATAAATATTTTACTTCAGGAACATAAATACCCCAATCATCTTTAAGTGTTGGAAATACTTTTTTCATATCCTCAATAAAATCGTAAACATAACTAAAATAAGGTTGCATTGCTTTAGATATTTCATGTAGTCTATCTACTTGAATAGCTGATACTTCAACTCCTTCAGATGTTTGTGAAGGTTTTCTACTTGGACTATAATATAAACCAGTACCATCTTTTTGAAGTTTTTTAACTACATCTCTAGACCAATCAAATGGATTTTCAATACCTTGAACTTCCATTAAAATACCAAAATTTGTCATATCATTTCGGTATTTTTCATCTTTTTTGGCGTGACCGTTGTATGAATGGTCACCATATGTTTCTTCTACAGCAACATAAGCGGCATTATTATTTGTACAGAATGAACGTAGTGATACACCTTTATCTTCATACTTTCTATATAATTTAAAATCATATGAGATATCAATTAAACGTTGAAAATGTTTTTGT